GGGGGGGGCGCGCGGGCCGGGGGGGGGGGGGGCGGCGGCCCGAGGCGGGCCGGGGGGGGGGCCCGTTAAGGGGTGGGGGGTGGGTAAGCTTTCGCAGCTGGGCCGGGGTGGCCCGGAGGTGGCGCGGGGCGCAGGTGGGGTGGGAAATGCGGCAGGATGAGGGACCATTGCGGGCCTTTACCAATGTCGTCGCGGGAAAGAATTACCGGTCGGTGCTGTCCGGCGAGGTGCCATTGGCCGCCGATGACATGCATCGGTTGAAGGATGGGCACTGGAAGCTGGGCACGGTGCCGCGCGGGCCGGTGTGCATCACCGTCGCGGTCGATGTGCAGCATGACCGGTTCGAGTGCATTGCCAAGGGCTGGGCCGACGGCATGGAAAGCTGGACGATTGACCGCTGGTCGATCGACGTTCTGGAAGATGGCCTGACGACGCTGAATCCGTTCCGCAACCCGGAACATTGGCGAGTGTTGCTGCCGCTGTTCGACCGGCGGTGGAAGCTGGCCGGGGCGAAGGGTGAGCAAAGCCCGGTGCCGCTGTGCGTGGCAATCGACACGGGCGGCGGTGGCGACAAGGAAACGAGCACGGCGAGCGAGAATGCGAACCGGTTCTGGCACATGGCGACGGCAGCCGGGGTGCACCCGAGCCGCATCATGCTGTTGAAGGGATCGAGCAACCGCAACGGTGACCTGGTGGGCCGCGCCCGCCGCGCTGACCAGAAGGTCAAGGGCGGCGTCAAGCGCAACAGCCCGGTGCTGTGGCTGGTCAACGGTCACAAGGCCAAGCATGTGCTCGATGCGCGGCTGCGCCGGACCGACAGCGGGCCGGGGCGGGTCCATTATCCGGCGGATTTTGATGATCGCTGGTTCGAGGAATTGACGGCGGAGCAGCTCGAAAAAGGGCTGTGGGTGAAAAAGCGGGCGCGCAATGAAACGCTCGACCTGGAGCTTTATGCCTGGTTCGCGCTGTTGAAGCCGCCATTTGCCCAGTCGCGGGACCATTTCCGCTGGCTGGCGAAGGATTTTCGAATCGTCTGGGCCTCCCCTCCCGAGGCCGATGACGATGGTGGCGCGGAGCCGCAGTCCGCAGCCGCTGACCCCGTGCCTGTGTCGGATGTGCGACCTCGGGCGCCGGCACGGGGCAAGACACAACGCGGACCAGCCCGCCAGCGCGGCGGGTGGATGGGCCGACTGAATTAAGGACGCTGACGCATGGCCAATGTCATCACGTCGCCGCTGGCGGCGATGCCTGCCGCCATGGTGGCGGGAGACAGCCTGAAGGTCGATTTTGCCGATGCCGCCGCCGACTATCCGTCGAGCGGGGGCAATGCGGTGGCGATGACGCTGGTGCCTGTGTCCGGGGGGACGGCGGTGACGGTGAGTTGCAGCGGTGGCGCGAGCGCTTGGTCGCTGGTGATCGCCGCTGCGACATCGGCTGGATGGGCCGCGGGTGATTGGCGCTGGGTGCTGCGCGCGACCAATGGCGCGGACGTGGCGACCATCGACCAAGGGCAGATCCGCGTGGCGCCCAACCCGGCGTCGGCGGCGACGGATTCGCGGACGCATGCGCGCCGGGTGCTCGATGCGATCGAGGCGACCATTGAGGGCCGGGCGAGCAAGAGCGACCTGAAAACGACATTCGAGGATGGCCGGTCAATCGAACGGCTGACGCATACGGAGCTGCTGAAAATGCGGGATGCCTATGCCGCCAAGGTGCGGGCCGAGGAACGCGCGGCCCGTGGCCTGGGCCCCAACCGGATTGTGGTAAGCCTGTGAACCTGTTCGAGCGCGCCCTCGCCGTCGTCGGCGTCATGCCGTTTGCCGTCACCGCAGGCCCGTCGCGCCCGGTGATGCCGAACGGCAGCGCGGCGCGGGCCAAGGTCGGCCGCCGGATTTTTCAGGCGGCGGCGCGTGACCGGCTGGTCGGCAGTTGGTCAACGGCGGACCATACCGACAATATGGCGCTGTTGTCGTCGCTGCGTTCGATGCGGGCGCGGAGCCGCCAATGGTTCCGTGATCATGAATATGGGCGCAAATTTGCCCAGTTGGTGAAAACCAATGTCGTCGGGCCGACCGGCTTTGCGCTGAAAGTCGATGCGCGGCGCATCGACGGGACGCCCGACAAACAGGACAGCGACCGCGTGGCGCGCGCCTGGCGTCGGTTCGGCAAGATCGGCGCCCATGAAGTGACGGGCCGGATGTCGGAAACGATGTTCGATCTGCTGGCGATCCTGATGATCGCGCGGGATGGCGAATTCCTGCTCCGGTTTTGCACCGGGCCGAGTTTTGGCCCGCACCAGTTTCAGTTGCAGTTGCTGCCGGCGCACCTGCTGAACGAGGATCACAATGTTGACCTGAATAACGGTCACCGGATCCGCATGGGCGTCGAGTTTGATGCGTTCATGAAGCCGGTCGCCTATCATTTGCGGTTGCAGGCGCCACGGTCTGACATCGATGGCAGTGCATCGCAGCGGTACGAACGGGTGCCGGCGGAGCAGATGCTGCATCTGTTCGTGCCCGAGGAAATTGACCAGTGGCGCGGCAAGCCGTGGGCGCATGCCGCGCTGCGCGATGCTTGGCACCTCGACAAATTTGATGAGGCGGCGCTGGTCGCGGCGAATGTCGGCGCGGCAAAAATGGGATTTTTCCGCCAGTCGGATGCGGCCGAGGGCCAGCCGACCAGTGGCGAGGAAGCGAATGACGGCACCAGCGATTTCGTCAACCATGTCGAGCCGGGCCAGTTCGAGGTCATCCCCGACGGCTATGAGTTGCAGGAGTGGGATCCGCAATATCCGAGCGACGTCTATGACAAGTTCGTCAAAGCGGTGGCGCGGCGGATGGCGATGGGCCTGCTGGTTTCGGCCCCGTCGCTGACCGGGGACCTGACCGATGTCAATTTCAGCTCGATCCGCGCCGGGACGCTGGATGAGCGGGAAATGTGGAAGGTCCTGCAGGGATGGTACATCGCCGCGTGCAAGGAACGCGTGTTCGAGGCCTGGCTGACGCGGGCGATGCTGACCGACGTTGATTTGAAGGGCCTGCCCTACGGCAAGTTCGACAAGTTCAACTCGCCGGTGTTCAGCGGCCGCCGCTGGGATTGGGTTGACCCGAACGCTGATGTCAAGGCGGCGACCGGCGCGGTCGAGCTGGGCATCAAGAGTCGGGCGCAGATCATCCGCGATGGCGGGGGCGACCCCGACACGGTGTGGGCCGAGCTCGAAGCCGAGGCGGCGATGGGCCTGACGACTCAAAAACAGCCAGCGGCACCACCGCCGGCAGCCTGAACCAGACAGGAGATTGACGATGTTCAAGACGTTTCCCGAGGGAGGCGCGATCACGCGCGCCCGCCGCGATGGTGAAATGCCTGACCGCAGCCTGACGCGCGAAATGCGCATCGAGATGCGCAGCGATGCGGTGAGTGATGAGAATCGCACCGTCGAATTGAGCTTTTCCTCCGAAGCGCCCGTGTCGCGCTGGTGGGGGTCCGAAATCCTCGACCATGGCAAGAAATCGGTCAGGCTTGGTCGCCTGAACGATGGCGGCGCCCTGTTGATGGATCACAACACCCGCGACCAGGTGGGGGTTGTCGAAAAGGCCTGGGTTGACGGGAAGGTCTGTCGAGCGGTGGTTCGCTTTGGCCGGTCTGAACGCGCCGAGGAAATCTTCCTCGATGTCAAGGATGGCATCAGGAAGCTGGTGAGCGTCGGCTACAACATCTTTGAAATGGTGTTGGAAAAGTCCGACAAACAGGGCGGCGAAACCTATCGGATCACCGATTGGGAGCCGTTCGAAATCAGCCTGGTCAGCGTCCCCGCCGATACGAATGTGGGGGTGGGCCGCGATGGCCAGCCGCCCGCCTTTGATCCGCGATCGCTGCTCAAACCCGACACCCAACCTGATCCTGCTGAAGAGGATGATGACATGCGTATGACCCGTGCTTCCAACGGGGGCGTTGCCGCGCCCGTTGGAACCCAGCCCGTTGCCGGCGAAACGCGCAAAGCACCGGCCCCCGTGGCCCCCGCCCCG